CGATAACGCGGCACCTAGGGCGCCCGAAAACGCTTGGCTACCAGCATTAAGAACCGATGCCGTCTGAGCGTTTCTGGAAACCAAAACCGCGATGATGGCCACACCGATAATAGCCATCAAAACGGTGACAACCGATGTCGTAAGTTCGTTCATGTTTCAACCTCCAACTTTGACAGTAACCGGCGAACCGGTAGAACTAGAACCTGTACCCTTAATAGCGGTCAAAAACTGATTGAAAAATCCGCCGCTTGGTGTTCCAGGGTTACCACGTTTCAAAAACAACACCAGCAAAAGTAAGACTAAAAATGCGTCGGAAAGCGGCTTCAATTTTTGGATGTAACCGACCGCTCCGATAATTAAAAGAACCACAATCCACCAAACGAAATTGGCTTGCCCGGTAAAGTCGCCCTTAACCAATTGTACCAAATCATCCTGGGTGTTGCGGACGGTCGACACTACCAGGATAAGCCCGATTATTATGAGAGCGAAAGCCATTTTATTCTGATGTGTAATCCGCGCCGCCCGGTTGATCAATCGGACCGGTACCGCCCGTGCCCGGTATGATCGAAATAGGACCGGCATTAGTCGTTCCTGGATCTTCGAAACCGGGCGGTATATTTCCCGCTCCAGTATCACCACCGCTGCCACCTAAAATTGGCGTGTTTCCTGTAACATCAATGGGCGTTTGCCCGGTCCCTAAAACGCCACCGTTGCCCGATGTAACGTCACCGGGAACCGTGCCCGGAGCGCAACCGTTCGCGCCGCAGTTCAAGCCAGTGCCGCCGCCCGCTGATGGTGTACTACCGCCCGTTGGTCCCGCGCCCGGACCGGTACCACCACCGCCACCGCCAGTTGTGTTAGTCGTTGTAGTGGTTGTACTTCCACCGCTGAACGTCCCGCCGCCTACTGCGATACCCTGTGAAGGTGGCCCCGAAAGTCCGGGTACAATTCCGAGCACTTGGAGATACTTTCCCAGTTCGCCGCGCACGGTAATAAAGACTACCCACGCAATGATTAAGGCGCCGAAAATGACGGAAGTTTGATCCACAATTTAGAAGGTGTTGGACCCATAAGGGACCACTGAAATCGATGGTGTACCGGTACATGAATTGAACACCATTTTTAGAACGCGCATTCCACCGCCCGAAGTCGACGGACTGGTGACGAAAGTAACTCCGGTTCCACCGAGCCACGTAATCGCGTTCGAACCCGCCGCCGCCGTATTCTTGAGGTACAGATCATAGTTCCAACCAATCGTATTGGTCGACGCGACGAACGGAAAAGCGGCACAAAGCGCCGTTGCCGATGGCGTGGTATAAACCGCCGCCGACGTTGGCGTGGCCGTCAGTAGCGCGGAATCCACCATTTGATCAACCGTCAATGTGGCGGTATTGGTGGCAATAACTGCGGTCGAAATCGGAATGTTGCCGTACGGTCCAAAAATCGGGTATTGCGCCTGAAGCAATAATGCGCCCCAAGCTGCAATCGCGATGAACACCCAATTTCGCATCAAACGTTTCATGTGTTTTCTCCGGTTAAAATGCCGACGTTTCGAGTGAGATCAATTGCACCGCTGGCGTACCGGTACAGGTGTTGAAAACCACCTTAAAATGTCGCGCAGCATTTTGAGCGGCGGTTCCGGTTCCTACCAGCGTCACGCCAGATCCACCAGCAAGTGTAATTGCGTTGGCGCCTAGGCTGGTGTTTTTTACCAACCAATCGTAATTCCAGTTTTGCGCGTTTCCTGACGCTACAAAAGGGAATAGAGCACAAAGCGCCGTTGCCGATGGTGTGGTGTACGTGGCCGCTGCCGTTGGCGTCCCGGTCAAAACACCAGCCATTTGACCAACTGAAAGTGTGGCGGTATCGATGGCGGTATTGGCAGTGTTGACCGGAATGTTTCCGTACGGTCCAAGCGGTTGTGTTTGTGCGAACAAACCGGCAACAGAAAGGCACATCAAAAGCAGAACTGTTTTCACGTTAATTTCTCCCTTCAAGAAAAGCTGCCAGCATCATACACGCGAAAATGATAACCGCCGCGTGGCATAATGCTCTCATGTAACCGCGTTGGTAACCGCACTCGTGGGCGGTGATCAGATCACCCGCTTTGATGTCGGATTCTTTGAGACTCACAAACACGTCCCGTTCGTCCGAGTTTTTTTCAGGTTCCACGGTTACCTCGCGGCGGGTTTCAGTTTGCCCACGGTCATTGCTGCCAGACCGGGAAAGTAATACCCGAGCAAATACCCGAGTATGATAACCCAAATCCAATGCTTCCATCCGTCCATGTTTGTTCACCTTTCCGCCACGTCAAGTAAGACCACATGCCAAAACCACGCGGCGATGATAATCAAGCCGACAAAAAGCACCCAGTTGACGGCGGAACCGCGCGACGAAAACGGTTGCCGGAACCAATCAACTACCGAATTGATAATGTTGGTCATAATTTGTTAGGAAAGCGGGCGATTCATAACGTCGCCCGCTTAACCCTCCGGAGTCCCTTAGGACGCTGCCAGAGAACCCGCTGCCGTCAGTGTTTGCATGAGGGCCAAATCCTCAAGACCGACAAGCAAATAGGCGCCCGCCAAAGCCGTTTGAGCGTTCAACACCAATTGCATGTTGCCATACTGATTGGTACTGATCGGCTTTTCCCGGTACGAAAAATAGTACGCTCCGGGCGGCGGGTCCATACCGAGGTACTGGCGATTTTCGAGAGCCACCAAAGCGGGTGGCTTTTTCCAAATTGCCGTGAAGTTGGCGGAAAGCAATTCCCAGTAGTTGATATCACCACCAACACCGCGCCCGCCAGCATGCGGGTCATTGACGAAAACGGCCACCGTTGAAACGATGTCGCGATAATTCGGGTATTGGTACGGAAAATCCTGTCCAGGAACCACCGCTGTTAGAGTGGTTTGTTTCAACTCATAAATGGTCGAAACATCGAGCGGCGGCAAGATGATGCCTTGCGGTCCGGACGGCAGTTGATCCATGTACACCTGATGCACTGTAATGGTGGCGGAAGTTGCGGTCACAAGAGAAACCGATTGTCCCGCCGTATTTCCCACGTACATTGCAAGCGTGGAATCGGCACCCTGTTGAACGGCAATTGTGATACCGTTTTGCGTCACACCGCCATTACCAGGGAACGACAGAATTAACTGAGCGGTGGCGTTGATCACGTTCAAATACACGGCGCCCCGCCAGTCGACATCCGAGTAAGCCAGCGGTACGTAGTACCACATGACAATCGTTCCGGGTTGACCGGCTGGAATCGTTGCCGGTGCGGAAATTTGCTGTAGCCAATTCGAACCCCAGTTGATAGGAGAATCGAAACCGGTCGTACGCACAAAAGACGTGCCAAACGGGCGCCGCGTTTTGATCGAATTGATCATGTGCAAGTGCCAACCGGGAGTCTGAATTCTGGTGTTGTTCTGGAGGTCATTGAAAATGACTTGAGAAAGTGCGTGTGCGGGTCCAAAGTCCGTGAGGTTAATTTGGGTTCCCGAACCATTATTAATGGTCATCTGGACTTCGACCCAAAAACCAAGTCCCAAACCAACATTTTGCGGGTTGATCGTTACTTGCGGGTTGTTTGCCGGAACGAACGTCTGTGAAAAAATCTGATTGGTCCGGCGAATTGCGCGCGCCCGAATTAGGCGGCGGGCTTGATCATTGAGAACAGCTAAATTCTGCTGTTGTGTTTGGGCTGGTGACGGCGACAAGGTTTAACCTCCGGTTACAGGGATTCTTCTCCCGGTAAGTGTACAGTTTTTCAAGTTGGCGGCAGTGGCGACGTGGTTGTTGGCAACGGAATGTTACCCTTATACCCCGCCGCTGCCGCGCCCCAATGGATAACGAGAGCGGCGATAAAAACCATCAAAAAGAGAACCACCCAATTCATCGGGTGGCTAATGATTTTCCAATTGATAATTTCCATCACGTTAGCTCGTTGCGTTCGCGTTTCGCTGTTTCACGACTTTGGCGGTTGCGGCCACAATGACGAAAGCCACACCCACCATCAAAACAACCGTGATCCAGTTCGCGGGCGTCCAAGATAATATCGTCGGTTCTGCCATACGACGGTATGGTACGCCTAATACCGTTATCGTGTCAATACCTTATACCACTTTTTTGACACGAAGCAATCGACGGGCGAACGCGGCATGAATTTCTTTGATGTCCGGAACCGGACTTAATTTGTGTACGGAATTTTGCCCAACATCGTAGTAATATGAATGGTAATCCGGCAAGCGTTTTTGAAGGTCGGCGGGAATGAATTTTTGAACGTTTTTAACATCATCGGAATGTTGCAACCGAAACACCTGATAAAACTCCGATTCTGTGAACACAAATCGATTCATCCAAGCTGGACGTTGCGACAAAATAATCATGGGAATGTGGCGCGAACGTCCCTGAGTTAACATCGCGTTGAACGCGCGATTACTACGCGGGACCATGTATCCTTCGTCAATCAAAATTCCGGTGTGGCCATCTTGCCAAATTGCCCACATTTGAGACTCAACTTCCAATTCCTCATGTGGCAGTGGCCGCACGATGAAAACGCCCGGTCGGTTTGGCTTCTCAGTAAGCGATAATTCTTCGGCGCCCGGAATGGTGTCAATGGACTCGTCACCTTTCCAATTGTAAATCACCCACGGCATCAGATGAAAATTTCGGCGGGACAAATGGAACAACGCGGCTTGAGTTTTACCTGAACCGGTTGACCCTACTATGGCGTGCCTTTGTGTATCGTTGGGAAAACGGATCACAGTGCACCGTGCAACTTGTCGCCATAAATCCAGATCACAGTGCCCACCAGAATCATGATAATTCCGATCCAAATATACGGCGCTTCTGAGAATCCTTTAAGACCAAACATTTAGTATGCTCCGAGTGATTCGTTACCGTAGAATTCTGATGGTGTCGGAAGTGGTCCCGGTGCGGGTGGCGTATCTTGACGATTTCTTGGTACCGGTTGAGGTCCAGGTTTTGGCGCCGTATTGCCCATAGCCTGTTCTTTTTCCATGCGTACCCGGTACGCCATAATCCGAGGGCCATAGACTACGCCCAAAGCGGCGGCAAAATTGGTCCATGCCATTGTCTTAGGTGAAATGGTTTTGCCGTAAATGCGCGATAACTCTTCAACAGCATCACCAAGTTTTTTACCTTCGGCTTCGTCAATTTCCAATTCCTCGATACCAGAAATCGACGCACCGAAAGCATGAATTCCGATCAACAAATCCTTGATCGAAAGTCCTTCTAAACCTACAGCCGACGATACTTTTTCGGTACCGCGTCCGGCTTTGGTCCTTCGGTCGACGGTTCCGCGTTTAGTACGGCGGGGCTCAGTATCACCGATTCCTCCGATTGGGATACTGGCGGGCTCGATGAATTCGGCTTCAATTCTTGAATCTTCTGGACCTCCGATTGTAGGGCGGTCACTCTCACGTGTATCTCCTCGATTCTCGCCATCATCGCGTTGAGTAGTGGGCTCTCTGTTGGCGTCGGTGATATCGATAAACTTTCCAGTTGCGCTCGACATTCTGCTACTCCTTCCAAAATTTGATCGTGGCGTAGTTCACTTTGAATGCCCTCTGCCGCCACCATTTCGGCCACCAGATCAACATCGTCCTGAGTATCATCTATAGCAGTTTCCACCGCTTCAGGTGTGACCGGTTCAACCGGGACTATCGGGACAATTACGACGGGTGGTATTTCGTCGGCCATTATTGTGTCGCTCCGGGGCAATTTGATGTCTCACAGTACACCGGTTCTTTTGTCTCTTGGACGGTGACCGGTCCAACCAATTCAGGACGGCTGAACCGTTCCATTTCGGTCAATCGAGATTCGATCACCGATAAGCGAGAATCAATCGACGTGATTTTGGCGTCTGCCTCAGTGAGAAATTGAGGAATCGCCACCGACAGTTTTTTCCATAATGCTTCGACCTCTGCGGGATCAATGTTGATCCCTAGAGATTTCAGCATCATTTGCAGACCTTTCATGTGCGCTCCGTCAGAACGAAATAGCGGGTTTTACCGTCGACTTGCCGTTCGACGATAAACCCGCCGACTTCCTTTTCTTTTTCAGCAGCTTTTTCCTTAAGTGCAAAGCTGCCGTGAAAGTTAAACTTTTTGCCGGTACCCGCCATGACATCACGTCACGAGCACCAAAGCAACGCTTGGCAAAGATCGCCCAATGTCCAGCCCGCCCACCACCAAAAGGCGTTACTAATCGGGTCAATATATCCGCAACCGGGTGGTACTGGACCGACAAAACCGGGAGGATAATCACCGCAGTAAATCGGCGGCGGCAGGGTTTGAGAAATCGCCATTGTTGCGGCGAGAATCAAAAGCAGAAAAATTGTCACGAAACGTTTTGTCATTGGGTTGCCCACACGACACCGGCAATCGGAGCATTACAGAGTTCAACTGGAATGAGGATTCCGGCTTGACTGGAGATGATAAAGTTAGTCGGCGCGGGCGCCAATACTGTGTAGTATCCTTGTGTCCGTCCTTTGGCTTTGATCACCTGATTGGTTCCACCGACCTGAACGAGTAACGGAGAATCCGTGTCCTTCAGATCAATATAGACGGTCTGTACCATCGAAATTCGCGTCTGAACCTGTTGGTTCGTAAGATCGATTACGTAGAAAGTTTGCGCCGAAAAATCGAGCACTAACGGAATGGTGCGCGGTCCTTCTGCCGGTAACTTTTGGTTTGGGACCTGTATATCTGATAACTGTCTGGAATCAAGAATAGCCATTCGTTACCTCTTCCGAGGATCTATTATACACCGTTTTCGTCCGTCAATGTCACACTGGATTTGTGGATCGGGTAGCGTGAAAATTCCGCCGATAGGGACACCGGCAATCATTGGCCCCGATACGATGGTGGTACCCGGTGGGTTTGGCGGCGGTATTGGAGCGTTGCCAGCAACAAAATGCCATTCTAGATTGAACGTGTTTGTAGGGTCCGGATTCCCAAAGAAAAGGAACAACGGCGAACCCGCTACAATGGTCGGTGACCAAAGCCCAAATTGTGACCAACCAACGACGGTGGTTTGAGAACCATCGAACAAGACCGCTAACGGGCTCCAACCGGTGTTAGGTTGATTCAAGTTTGTGGTCTGGTAAATCCAAATCAAATTTTGCGTCACATCGAACGCAACCGCGTTAAGGGTTCCGTTAATGATATTGAGAACCGGAACACCGAAAAAGTGTTGCGAGTCCTCTGCGGTTAAGCCTGTCCAAACCGGTACCGCAAGGTCCGTACCGTAAATGATCCACCAGTTACCCGTGATGTTGTCTACATAACTGATGATGATTTTCTGTAACGGTTCCCACAAAATCAACATGAAATCGTCATGGTGACCGCCCGGAGGATCGGCGCCGAAATCGTGGAACGCTGTAAGCGTGTTATCAGTTTCAACACGCTGCCAGACTAGATGTTGTGGTCCCGCGCCAATAGCGTATTGATAAAGGATATGAAGCGCCCCGGTTGACTCAATGACGCCACGAATACCCGCCGACACAAAGTTGGCGCCGCCTGGAGCGTTACCACCAAGCAAGAAAGGGTTCGCGCCGTTCCAGGTGTTCGAACCCGGATCATACAACCACATTCCGGGTGAAATCAGAGCGGCGGGTTGATTGGTGTTTATGACGATGTGAACACCATCGGACGAACGAACGAAAAAACCTTCGGGCGTAATGCCCGGTTGACCGGCAACGGCGCCGTACGGTGCGCTCAAAGTTTCGGTAGCAAAATCGAACGAAAGAAAAGTGATTTTCGCGCCCGCGCTGTTGTTGATATACGCAACGTACATCTTGGTAGCGTTCGCAAAAAAGTTCCAGCCGTTCGAGACAACACCACCCGAAGTCGTAACAACGGTCCATGTAGTCAAATCGTCAACCGACTTCATGACCTCGAAAAAGCCGGTGAAATCGTCATACAGGAAATAGTAGAAATTCGAACCAAATTTGATAGGCGGGTGATTCGCTACGCCACGAGAGAAAAACGGCGGCGCGGCGGCGCCGTTGTTGGTGTTGTCAACACGAAGTGGTGTGTACGGTGGCGGCGTGAAGGCCATACTTTTCCATATCAAAACCCGGCTTACCGTCCTTCCCTACGGTTAGATTTAAGCCGGGTCTTGACGGCTGAAAGTACTTAGGAGTATACTCGAACCCGTTGTCAGAGTCAACCGGCTGAAATGGCTCGAAAATCCGCTACGCCACTAACACCATCGCAGCTTAAAGAGTTCCGCCACAAAATCGCCATTTTGAACAAAAAGGGTCTTTTATCCAAAACCAATGCCAAGTCCGCAAAACCAACTTGGATTCGTGGCGGTAAGCGACTCGATAAAGTGGTGGCCGACTACGATGATGTACTGTCCGGCAAAGCTGACGCCATCAAGGTAGCACCAGCACAACTGAAGCAATACAAGAAAGCCGGATATGAAACTCTTAAAGACCGGGTGATTATACCACATTCCGCCACGGAAACGGCAAGCATCACACCCAAGGGTACTATTAAGGTCCGAGAATCCAAAGGAATCCAACGAGTCGAAATTCCAATCCCATTTCACAACCTGGAACAGTTCGTACACGACGGCATAAAACAAGGTGAGCAACTGGACACCTTGAAAGGTGGAAAGCATCGGGTTTGGGCGTACAAATTTTTCGGCCATAATTCGTACGCTACGTACTCCAATCTCGACTTGCTTTTCGCCGAATTAGCCGAAGGTACCGCCAGCGGTTTAAACCTCATGGATAAGGCACAAGAATCGACTTGGAAACAGCAAAATGAAATTTATCAAAATCTTACACTCTTCTCTCTTTCACCCCCGAGTATATGGCCGCATCGTGATATCGGTAAGCGCCCCGCTGCTACGCCAGCAGCGCGGGCGCGATATCGAAAGCGGATTAAAGGTACTGCTGTTGGTGAACGTGCGGCACATCGTAACGCGCAAGATCAAGCCCGACATCGGGCAAAGCTGAAAGGTGCAAAACTTGCTGAATACAAAAGGAAGGCCAAAAAGCGGGCGAAAAAATCGAGGAAACGAAAATGAGTTGGACTGAAAAAGTATTATGGCGCAAAGATCACATTGAACGCGGGCTTTGCCGCGATTGTTCTGAACCGGCTAAACCGGGTACTCATTCGTGTGAATCACACTTGAGATTCGCCGTAACAAGAAAACGCCGCTGGCGTATCCGCCACGGGTTACAAAAGGTTCGCTATGTCGGCGCCTAACATCGCGGTTTTGGACCTCGAAACCGATCCGTTCGAATTTGGTGTAGTAGTTCAACCGTTCTTGTCCGGTTTCTATGACGGTAAACGGTTGATAACTCACTGGAGCGACGATTGCATAAAACAACTGGTGGATTCACTTGAAAAAGAGTCTACAAAATGGTGCATCTATGCCCACAATGGCGGGCGGTTCGACTTTTTCTATTTCCTCGATTATTTACAACGCGGCGATATGCGAATTATTAACGGTCGAATTGTGCAAGCTAGAATCGGAAGTCATGAATTGCGAGACTCTTTCGCCATCATGCCGTTTCCGCTTGCTGACTACGATAAAGACACTATCGACTACAATAAGATGCGCCGTGACAGAAGAGAAACTCACCGGGACGAGATACAGGCTTACTTTAAAAATGATCTCACGGCGCTTTATGATTTGGTCACGGCGTTTCATGCGGAATTTGGCGACAAGTTGACCATTGGTTCCGCGTCAATGAGTGAGTTAAAGAAACGCTCCAAGTTTGATTGCGGCAGTGGCGAGTATGACGCGAAGTTTCGTAAAGATTTTTACTTCGGCGGGCGAAATCAAGTTTTCAAGGGAGGAATCATTGACGGAGATATTAGAGTTTACGATGTCAACAGCATGTATCCTTTTGCTATGTCTAGCGACTTGCACCCTGTCGGTACGATTCATGCCGTTTCCAAGAGGATTGAAGCTAACAGTGTGTTCGTGGTTGCGGAGGGCCACAATTACGGCGCTTTTCCGCAACGTTGTAAGGACAATTCGCTCGACTTTACCGTACCGTACGGGACGTTCTCAACAACCATTCATGAGTGGCGCGCCGCTCTCGAAACCAACAGCTTCAAGCCCACCAAAATTATCAAGTCGTACACTTGGCGAGATAGAGCAACATTCGAAGAATTTGTGAATCACTTCTATGATGCCAAATCCAAAGCTAAGGAACAGGGCGACAAGATACGCGAACTGTTCTATAAGTACTGCCTGAATTCCGCCTATGGCAAGTTCGCGCAAAATCCGGACAACTATTTCGATTGGTTCATCACCAGTTATGGTGAGTATCCAGATACGTGGCACGAGTGTACGAAATCGTGTAACGAACCGTGTGAGAAAAAGTGGGAACCGGCTTACATTTTTGAACTGAAGTACATCATCTGGCGGCGCCCGCTTGAACGTAAGTTATGGTACAATATAGCCACCGGAGCAAGCATAACAGGCGCCGCCCGCGCAATTTTGCTCAAAGGGATCTGTGCAACAAAAGAGCCACTTTACTGCGATACTGACAGCATTATCTGCCGTGGCGCTTCACTCGTTCAGGTACATGATACTCGACTTGGTTTTTGGGACCTTGAAGCATCTGGATCGGTGGCTGCTATCTGTGGCAAAAAGCTATACGCTATACTTGATTCGGACGTTGAAAGAGTCAAAGCAAAATTCGAGAAAAAGAAAAAGACACCTGAGATTCTTGATACTAGTTTTGGCACGGTTGCAGTTGTTAAGAAAGCCCATAAGGGCGCTAGGCTCACGGGTGCGGAAATTCTACGAATTGCACAAGGCGAAACGATTACGGCGGAAAACCCGGTACCATCGTTCAAGTGGGACGGTACCGCCACCTTCACAAAACGACGATTAAAAAGGACGGCATAACATGATAGTAAAGGTTCCGATTCCAAGCGGTGAATTCAAGGCCACCAGCGAACAAGTTGACCCTGCTTTGGCGCTTTCCATACAGCAGTATCGCCACCACCTTTTAGCGGCATGTATGATGCACATGGAAGGCTACTATTCCGTTCTATCAGTAGCGTTCAGAAACCACAACCCCGGTAACATCAAATATGGTCCCGGTGGTGCTTTTAAAGTTTTTGATACGGCGCTTGAAGGATACGCTGCCCTCGTTCGCGACATCGGCGCCAACACTGGAAAAACGCTCAGAGAGTTTATCTCTAAGTACGCGCCACCAATCGAAAATAATACGGACATTTACATCGATGTAGTTTCACGACTTTCCGAGATTGGAAAGGACGAGATTCTGTGAGAGTCGACAAGTACGGTT